AAATATCTATTATTAAATTCTGGATGTGGAGTTTCTCTATAAAAAATATCCACAGGACGATCACTTATACTAAAATCTGTGGTACAAACATAATTAATAGGCACACCATCCTTATCGGAATAATGCTTGATAACCTTATCGGTATTTGTAATAGGAAAATGTTTAATCATTTATAATACTTTGCACAACGAATAAGAAAGTCTGGAAGATTCTTAGAAATAACATAAGGAAGCTGTTCGGAATCGTTTCCGGTGATTGCTCGTCCGATTGCTATTTCAAGAGCCATACGCTTTTCAAAACGGTCATGCTTACTGCATAGCGAGTACCCAATATTGTACCCGTCTGCACTCTTAACTGCAACTAGAACTCCGCGAGGAACCTTGTTCTTGTCACGAACGTACTTAATAATAGTATACTGTGGAATGTTCATTCTTTTTCTCCAATTGTTCTTTGTATAAAACCAGCCAATAACTCTAGATCACTTTCGTTAAAACGTATTGAATAAGGCTCGTTATCAAATGTGTATATCTCAACCAAACAAGGTTTATGTTTTAGGTTAGGATTATGCTGAATACGCACCATACTATCATCAAGATATATTTCGCTAGTCATTTTAGATAATATCTGCTGTCATAAAATCCATATCCAGATTGAGTTCATCCCAATCTTCCTGCGTAACATTCCCAATCACCAAATAACTATCATCAGTAGAATAGTCTTGGTATTCATCATACTTAATATAAAAATCTTCAGACAAATTTGATTTCATTTGGTTCAAATCGACAACTAATTCTTGAGCCTCTTTGTGACCAACAACATTACTAAAACATTTGATAAGATTCATTTGTTGACCTTTTTCTGTGATAGTCTTGTTTCACTCTTTCTTGACTGAGGGGCTTTAGGAATCTTTTTCCACATTTTATCCACAATATTCATTTCTCTAATACGATACGGTCGCCCATCAAAGTCAGCATTTAAATACCATGACTCTGCAATCTTTCTAGTCTTACAAACTATCTCTATGGCTTCATAAATAGAACCAGCACCATATTCACAAACTATAGCGTAAACTTTCATAGATAAGCCTTTCCCCACAAATATCTTCCGTTCAAAATTTTATCAAATCGTTTAATAGTAAAAACTCCGAAACTTTTCATATTTTCTTCGTAGTGACAATAATTACGCTTAAACCAATCAGCAGCATCAGCCCAATTATTAAATATCAAACATTCTGGAAATGGGCCAAGATTACCAAGATTAGTAATCTCAATAGGATCAAAATACAATACTAGTTTATTCATTATTTTTCTCCTTTAGGATCATAAAGAGTGGTACTCATTAAAATATAATTGTCATCAAAATGCTCTAAGCCCCATTGTGATGCTTCTTCGCCGCTATTAAACGGACCAAAGTATTTTGTTTTTTCTGACGCTTCCTCAGTAACAATAAGGATAAATTTCATTTCTTTTTTCCAATAGTCTTATCGTAGTATACCACAAAAGATCGTTATGTCAAGCGGAGGAAACAGGATTCGAACCTGTGGATCAATTAAGATCGTCGGTTTAGTAAACCGGTGCATTAAACCGCTCTGCCATTCCTCCATTGGGCGGATTTTAGTTTTATAACAGAACCCGCAAAACTGTTAGACGTAATATCAACGGCAGCGGCGACAAACTCGACGCTGTTGAACATTGGTTGCGACATTCTTTACAACACGAACTGGTGCTGCAACAACACGTTCAACAACATTAGAGGTAGCAACTAAAGCATTGCGAACGGGCTTCCTGCACGAACCAACACACTCGCCACCAAAAGATGTTGAACAAAGTGCCGCACAAACAATTGCAAAAATAAAACTCTTCATATACACTCCTTTTAAAAAAGTAAATCAACCAAACAAATTTTTATGTAAACCACCGTGAACTTCTCTATGGCAATTAGAACACAATAAGATACATTTATCTAATTCATTTATCAATAGATCTTTATTCTTTTCCCAAGATGTAGAATTGAATCTGCTAAAAGCTATATCTTTGGTTGATGGATCTAAATGATGAAAATCTAATGCTCCTAAGTATTTTGCATACCCACAAATTTTGCATTTACCTCCCCCATATTCAACACATTTTTCTTTTAGTTTTCGTTTTCTATCTATAACGTTTTGTTTATTGCATTCTTTACAATATGATTGTATTTTTCCTTTTCTTGATCCGCTTTTTACGCTATACTCTCTATCATTAGTACCACATTTAGCACACTTCATTATATGTCTCCTTGGATATAATACGTTGTTCTATCCAAGTATACACATAAGTTTTAAAAGTACCCCAGATAGGACTCTAACCTATAACCTATTCTTTAGAAGAGAATTGCTCTATACAATTGAGCTACTGGGGCAAAATTTTTATAAAACCAATTTTAAATGCCGGGAACAGGATTCGAACCTGCAACGTTTCTAATGTGGGGGATTTTAAGTCCCCGGTGTCTCGCCAATTCCACCACCCCGGCGTTTGGCTTCAATCATTCTACACTATCATCGTCTAGCTGTCAAGCGTTCTTTAAATTTTCTGTGAGCCGTTTGAATTCTTCTTTGTTTGAATATAGTGGTAGCACAGTAGTTTCATCCACATGTGGATTATGCTGCAATCTTAAATCATACAAATCACCGCGACTATTTATTCTAGCAAAGGCCACGGCGTTATTTAAACTCTCTCTCAATAGTTTGTTTTCTTCTGCTAGTTTAGCCCTATCTTGTTCTGCACTTAGCCATCTGGAACGATCTTCTCTTGCTATAATTCTTGTATTATAGTACGAGGATAACAAACTATCTGTCTGTTCCCTCATTTTACGAAGTTCATCCTTGGCATTTAATACATCAAATTCTGTTGGTAACAATCCCTGTTGACAACACTTTAATACATGTTCTAATGGATTTGAAAATTTTAGCAGTTCACTCATGATTTTTTGGTAGATATTTCCTAAATTTTACTGTGATATAAGTCCCAAGAAAAGCTCCAGAAGCTAATGGTATAAGATACCATACGTTTTTGGAATAACTCAAAACACCGAATGCAAGTAGGCTATATATGATAGCCGTACAGGTGGATGCTAACACAGCCTGACCGCGACCTACTGATATTACATATGCTGCATATAAGCAATCTATTATCATATAGACAAAAAATATAGTGACTGCGGTTATGTAACTAAACTCGTTCATATAGTTCTTTTAACTCCATGTATAATCTTGAGGGTTGGAAATCTTAGACTGATTCCACCATCTTGATTGTTAGTTTCTTCAAAATATTGTACAGTAATTGTTTTACCAATAATGTCGTTGGGATTTTGGTAGAAGTGTTGACGCTCCGCTATGGTAAATCCACTTCCAACATCTACATTATATCCCTTGTGTTGTATTGTTACATTAGACAACATTTCTTCTTCGCATTCTTGACCGTCTTTGACGTATCTAAATGGCCCAACGCCAATAGCGGTCACGGTATATTCATCATCAAAAAACTTCTTAACTTTGAGTAGATCTTTGCTACGTTTACCCTTATATGGTTCATCAGCACGAAGCATTACACCTTCCCAGCCATAATCATTGCCTCGCTTAGTCCACTCAGCAAAATGTGTGTCATCTTTTATTAGTTCTTGACCAAGCACACTAAGACAAGCACAAGTATTGTCTCTCATTACTTCTCGTAGATTATTGTATCGAATAGAATATGGGCGATTCTTCTCACCTTTTTTGCTATAGAATTCATCGTGTGTAATCATATCAAAAATCTTAAAAGATGGATTAGGAATAGTATGATCCTTCTTCTTGAGTTGTTTCATTACTCCTTGAAAATCCTCATTACCATCATCGTCAACCAGACAAAGTTCACCATCAAATACTACATTAGTAATGTTAAGAGCCTTAATACCATCCCTAACGACGCCAAGAGTATCAAACTCTTTTCCCGTGCGGGAATAGAAGGTAGTATCACCATTACTATCAACAATCCCAACGCATCTAGCACCATCAATTTTTCTGCTAACATACCAACCGTCCTTCCAATCTACAATTTTAGGCTCATATTTATCTGCCAGAGCAACGCTAAACTCTGGAATATGATCTGGAATAGCCTTATTGATGATCTTATCGCCAGCACGGGTTTTCAAATCCTTGTCGATAATGCAATGGATAAGTTCCTCATATTCTGGATGATTATCAATAAAACTATTTACAGCACCAATAGCGTCATGACCGGTAATTGAACGACTCTTTAGATCGTCCAGCAAATTAAATATATCGTGATATTTTTGTCCACGCAACTGATTCTTTTTCTTTAGGTTGTCGCTGGTAACATTGTATTGCCAAAGTGGGTGATATGTATAGAGCAAAATCTTTTTAGTGAACGAAGCTCCAATATTGTTGATATTACAATAGTCTTCAATAATCCCTTGCTTATCAATAGTGCTGCTAGTAGCCCTAAGATCGCGGACCATACCCCAAACATAATCAAAATCGTGAGTCATCAAATGTTCTCCTGTGTGTACGATCAAGTATAACCGACCGCTCAACCTTTGTCAAGGTCATTATACATTTTCGACCGTTCAACGTTAGATTCTTTAGTCAAGTCTGTGTGATCATAATCCATTATGTCTGTATCTGGAGTAACCCAACGCATATTTCTTTCTGCTGTCCATAATGTTTCATTATATTTACGATGTATAACAATGTCTTTTTTCACAGTAAATGATGGATCGTGCATAACTAATCTATTATTTGGTTGAATTGCAAAGTTACCATTATCCATCTTAATAAAGTGTCCACATTTATGTTGAGATGGAAATTCACTTAAAGTAAAATCTGTATCGCTGCTATCGCTTGAACTGGCCCAATCTAATGTAAATAGATATCTTCCAGTATACTCCGCTCTTCTTCGTGATATAAACTTACAAGTATGATTTCGTAGTATAGGATATGATGTAACTGAAATATGATAACTAAAAGAATCCCACAAAACTAATTCATCTAATTCTTGTTCTGGAGCATCATCTTTTTAACAAAATGCGTGTATTGGCATTCTCCACCAAAGACCGCCATCCTCCATAATAAAATGGAATAGTGGGGCTTGTGCTGGTATAGAAGTCATACCAAATATATGGCATGGAAATTTCTTATCAAAAGAGTCTTCTTGATTTCTAAGAAAGTTACCTCTTATGTACGCTGAAACAACTGGTATTGGAGTATTAAGATATGACATTAGAATAGCTCTTTTATTACTTTGCCACTATTAGCAATCTTCATCGGTCTTCCATTCTTAGAAGTAAATGTTGTCTCTAACGATATTCCTAAACTTCTTAAAACACTAGCCATCAAATCTTGTGAGGTATATGATTCCCCAATTACTTGCTTACCATCTTCGCTGGTTTGACCAACAACAAGACCAGTTTTAAATCCAGCACCGCCAACAACAACGCTCCAACTTCTGGCCCAATGATCGCGACCAGCATTGCCATTAATATTTGGTGTGCGACCAAACTCTCCCATCCATATAATTGCTGTATCTTGCAATAGACCGCGACTATCCAAATCTTCTATTAAAGCACTCATCGCTTTATCCATTTCTGGTAGTTTTTGATTCTCTAATGTTGGAAAGATGTTATTATGATTATCCCAGCCGCCCAAGTCTACTTCTATAAACGGAACCCCTGCTTCTACCAATCTTCGTGCCATTAAGCATCCACGACCAAATCCAGTATTACCATATCTTTCTCTTACTTCTGTTGGTTCTTTGGCAACTTTAAATGCTTCCATTTGAGGACTGCTCATTAGTTTTGTTGTTTTTGTTAAGACTTTTAGATGATCACTAGCAAAATCTCCCCTATTTTGAGATATAAACTGGTCTTCTATTGTCTTAAGCATAGTTAGCCTTTGGTTCAATCTATTCATATCTAAACCCATATTAAGATTGCGGATATTGCCATTGCTGTCAACAACAAATGGGGCGTAACTCATACCAAGAAATCCCGGTCCAACGCTACCGCCACCTACGCTAACAAACGGTGGAATTTCTAATTCTGGGATTTGATCAATTAACTCATGAGATATAACGCTACCATAACTAGGATAATCTATAGTTTGACTTGGAACGTATCCAGTATGCATGTAATATCGTCCGCGACCATGATCGGCTTCTCGCGTACTCATATTTCTTACTATACTTAGCTTGTCCATGTTTTTAGCAAGCAAAGGTAAGTGTTCGCATATTTGAACACCATCAGCACTTGTATCTATTGGTCTAAATGGACCGCCAGTAACTCCACCAGATTTTAAATCCCAAATATCTATGGTACTTGGTCCACCACTCATCCATAAAAGGATTGCACTCTTATGTCTCTTCTTTAAGTCAGAAGAATTTGCGAGTATAGTATTGGTAAAATTTGTTGCTGGAATTGATAGTGCTGAAGTGGCAGCTAAATGTGATAAGAAATGCCTTCTGTTCATGGAGTTCTCCTAATTATTTAGTTTATATTCTTCTTGGTATTCTACCCAAATATTGCCAGAGATTTTATTGTATATAGTTTTTGCTAATCTACTGACGCTTTTTTCAACTCCATTTATAGATGGATCATCCGATTTATACCATGAATAACAACCCTCATCCTTTGAGGATTCATATCCATTAGACTTGGCCCATCTTTTTACTTCAGACCATAACATTATTCTGACTCGTCTGGATCTAAGAACATTGATAACATTTCGCATTTAGATTTCCAATAATTCATCTCTAATGCTCTATCTAGTAATTGCTCCATCACAATAGCGGCTTCATGTAAAAGCTCTGATCTATCTATAGCCCTTGCTTGCTTAATTGAGCCTTTCAAAGACTTAATAAGATCGCGTACTTCTTTTTCGTTCATATTAATAGTCTAACTGGGCGTATTGGTCTAGCTTATGAACTTGTATAAATACATCAAACAACTTCTTTAACTTGATATCAGTCATTACTGCTAATCCATCTAAGGCGTTAGCTATTTCATCCTTACTCATATCTGCTTCTACAACACCAAACGATAGATCGTTAAGATCATCTACTATATTAGATAGTTTGTGTATTGCATTTTCCAAATCAAACCTGTCCATTGTAATCTCCTTTATGGATAAAATCTTGAAAATTCACCTTGTATATCGCTCACAAAATCATTTTTTCCAGTATCGTCTGGACCAGTTATAAACTCTTTAGGAACATGCTTGTAAACAGCCTTTTGTT